AACCCAGCCTATGCCGAAAAGTCCACCTGTGAAGAGGTAGAGGATACCCATACCTGCTTTACCTGCATAGAAGCAATGAGCGCCGAGCATACCGAGAACAACACACAAAATCAATGTCATACTTTTATCTTTAGGACTGCACAACTGATGATGAGATACAGTCGGAGGGGCAGAGGTCGCCACATTTGGCTGATTATTGATTATGTTCTGAATAATAATGGGTTGCTGTTCTGCTTTGTTTTCGGGATATTCAAGTTCGGACATACAGTAAGGGCAAAGTCTGTATTCTCTGCCGACATTTGCACCGCAATTTTTACATACCATAGATAACACACCTTTCAAATAATAATGTCATAGTGTTTTATTTCTTAATCTATTAAGTTCCTCAATTTCATTTTTTGACAAAGGGGCACTTAAATCTTCAAGTTCCGGACAATACATATAGTAACCTATGTAAATTCTGCACTTAGGACATCTTCCCGTGCGTAAAAATACTGGTAAATCATAAACATATGGATGTGTATTATCTGTTTTGTTTATACTATAAATTTTATTGTCATACCCCTTACAAAAATCACAACTGTTTGATGTAGCTAATTGCATATAACTCAGGTTTAAGTTGTGCATTGCTTTAATTTGTCGTTTAAAGCTTTCGCACTCTTTAGTAAGTATAATGTCAGGAAACATTTCAGGATGTTCTTTTCTTGCCTTATCCTCAATTTGTTTTGAAAGTTCTTTGTTTAACAATTCGGCATACTTTATTACTCGTAGGTACTGCTTTTCAGTAAGGTGCATTTTCTCATATGAAAGAGAATCAGAAATCTTATTAGATTTTAAAAGACATTCTACCGCTAAATCTAAATCTCCGTTCGCTTTGTGATTGGTAGCGGCTTTCTGCAATAAAAACATAACCTCAGAGTTTATACACGGAATGGCTCTTATATTTTCAACAGTGCTTACATCATAACTACCACAAGTAACGGGTATTTTTTCTAAAGAAACATCGCTTTGATTATCTGATTTTAGAGAATCAACAAATCTTAAATTTTCGTCGGTCAAATATGAACTGTATTTGTTGGATATATCTTCAAAAAAATTATTTATTTTATTTTGCTTGCCCTTATCAGTTTTCAATTTATTGGCAGCTAAAAGAGTGGATTTCCAATATCTAAGAATAAATCTATTTGTATTTTGCTCGTAGTTATTTTTCAATTCTTTTAGTTGTTCTTTTGGTAAAGGGTGTCCTGAAGTTTTTCGCACATTATATTTACAGATTTCTGTTAATATTTGTAAAGCCTTAATGTAATTATTAAAATATGATTCAGGCTTTGCCGAATCTCTTATCCATTTTTCAGCTCCTGCATAATCACAGAAAAGTAAATATACAGCATTATCAGAAGATTCATTTCTATATTCATTGATAAATGGGTTTTCAAGTAAAGCATTTTTAACAGCTTGTGGTAGCTGTTCATTTGCGTCAACTTCTTTTTGAACTTCTAATTCCTTTGGAGTATCTGTTTTTGTAGGAGAATCTATTTGTTGGTGCGGTTCTGTTTTATGTGATTTGAATAATTTATCTAAAAATCCCATATTATCCCAACTTTCTGTAATAAAAATAATGTGCAGAACAGGCACTATAAATTGTAAAAAATTTACGGCTACATCAATAAATTATCTCTGTAAAATTCCATTGCTTCAACCATAAATTTATTTGTGACATTAAAATATTCGGCAAGTTCCCACGGTTCTGTTATGCCGTTGTGAACCGCTTCTTTCAGCTCATCCAAAGGGATGAGCTTTTTTATTGTGTGTTTCTTTACTTTTTGTTCCATTTTCCCTTTTACGGTTAATGGAGTTGTGAATAAATAAAAAGCACCTAAATCTATGTGAACTTCTTCGTGAGCAAGCAAAACTGTTTCCTCGGCAGTAGTTTCAATCTTGCTTTTGTCAAGAACTACAATTCCGTTTTCGTAAGGAAAAGAAAATGCTTTTGCTTTGTCAGTTTTGAAATAATCAACAGTTATCCCTTTTTGTTCACATTCAAAATAAATATCCTCTAAAGTCATTCAATCATTTCCTTTTTGAGATTTCTTAAATTTGATATAGCTAAGTATATCGTTTTTAAAATCTTCGCTTTCTCCTTCCATTTCTTGATAAGCAGCATACGAAAGTTCATCAAAATTTGCTTTCGGAAGAGGGGAAGAAACCTTTCTTGCAACATCTTCAACTAACTTTTCAATCTGCTCGTGCTGTTTCTTTTCTTCTTCGATTTCCTGCTCAGTCATAAGTCTTTCAACAGGAACACCGAGATAATTGGCTATTTTAAGGCGAGTTTGGTATTTAGGTAAAACACCGTTTTTCCAATTGCGTATAGAACCTTTACTCAAACCAACTGCAACCAAAACCGCAGTAACTGTTGTACCGTTCTCTTTACATATTGAATCCAATAAATCAAAGAACACAAAAATGCACCTCTACTTTTGTGCACTTTTCACGAAGTTCATATAAATGCACTTAAATTTCAAAAATGCACTTGCAAAGTACACTTTTATGCACTATAATAAACTTGTCAAGACGATGTGGGGACATTAACTTGACAAAAAAGGTGTGTGAATGTGCACCAACTTTGTAATCTAATTTTTTTAACTGATTAAATTATAAAGGTATAGTGCACATTTGTCAACCTAAATTATCAATAAAAAAGGAGGTAATAAATTGTGGATTTTTACAAAATTGTGTCAGATATATGCGATAAAAGAAATATAACACTTTGTTCGTTACTCTCTCAATTAGAAATGAGCAAAGCTAATATCAGAAACTGGCGTAATGGCGTTATTCCTAAAATTTCAGTAAGACAGAAAATTGCTGAAATTACGGATACACCGGTTGAAAACTTACTGACGAATGAAGAAAAGTCAGTTGTCAACGAAATTCTTAAAAAGAACAGTAGGTAATATCTCACCCACACAATCAATAATACCACAATCACAGCCCCATTAAACGGACTTTGCTGAAAAGAGGTGAAGAAAGACGGAAGTAATAATAATTTTAGGACTGCTAATGCTTTGCACAGCTTTTGTTTCAGCAGTATTAGCAATAAAAATAGTAGCCGCCCATTTGTATAAAACAATAGACAGCTACCTTGATAAGCACGACGCTCAAATTATGGATCTGATTAAGTGGGCAAAGGACGAAGACAAACATCAATGAACGCTTTTCCAACAGGAGTAAGTGTTGCCACTCCCTTTTGCAAATCAATTTTAAAATTAGTGTTATTAATTTTGTTATCAGCTTCAACTTGATTTTTCAAACCTATCACTAAAGGTAATGAATCAAAAATCTTATAAAACGAATCATCGGTTAAGTATTCATCGTATGCAATTTTTATAATCCCTATACGAGATAAGGATGACAAAGATATTGATTGTTGTTCAATTGAATTACACAATTTATTACCGCAAAAAACATTAGTTAGCAAAGTTCTGTGAGAAGTGTCTGTTAGGTTTAATTGTATTTCGCACACAGGTAAACGCTCTTCGTTTGCAAAACATTTCAAATTCTGGGCATCTATAGGTGACATTTGCTGAATAATGTCAGAAAAAGACGGATGAATCTTCTCAATTTTTCTATTGTCGAATGAATTGATGATTAACTTTTCAAACATTTCACGAATTTCATCTTCATTCATATAGTGTTTTGCTTTTTCAACAGCCGGTCCGATAATTGATTCTCTCGGTTCAACTTGATTTTCAGGTGGGATATTCTCTACACCTTTTTCAATGTTGCTTTTGAAAGCTTCAAATTTTTTTTGACGCTTTAATTCAGCTTTCATTGAGACATAATGTATGCCACCGGCAGTCAAGTTTATGAAATCGGCTAACAGACCACCTACAACTTTTGTTGGTGGATTTGTAAGATTACTTACTGCTTCTGATTCTAAAACAGCTTTTGTAACACCATAAGCAGTATCATTTATGTTTTGGTCACTCATATGTGCACCACCTTTCTAAATAAATAATAACATTATTTGGGTAATAAAGCAATAAAATATCGAAAAGCAGGTGAGAAAATGGCAAAACTTAAACTTATTGACACAAAGGACAAGTTCCTTCTTGAAATTGACGGAACAGAAATTCCGTATGTTACAAGCTATCAGATAACACGAACGGTCAGCGAGGTTGTACTGCTCAAGCTGGCTCTCAGCGTTGCTGATGTTGAATCAGTCGAAATCGTTTCAGATAAAATTACCAACGAAAAATAGGAGGCGAAAAGTATGGACACAGTTCAGATGAACAAAAAAATCAAAGAAATTATGGATAGCAGTGATTTCTATCTGCTTTCTGAGGACGCCGCAAAGGCTATTGGAGTTGCTCCGCAAAAGTTGCGTGAACAGGCAAAGGACGAACCCGAAAAATTGGGATTCAATGTAATTGTAGTCGGCACATCTATCCGTATTCCGAGAATACCGTTTCTCAATTATATTCTCGGTTCAAACCCGTTGAAAGGAGTGTAACAAATGGCATTTAAAGATTTAGAAACAAAAAGGTCGCTTAGAAAAAAGTACCGTGACAGCAAAGACCAGCTTAAATACACGCAAAAAAGTCTTGCAAGCACCGAGCAGGAGCGTGACATTGCGAACAGCCACCTCGAAAAAACAAAGGCAAAGCTTGACAAAGTGATAGCCTTATATGTTGCCGAAAGAGCGAAAAACGCAGAACTTGCCCGCAAGCTCAAAGCCCTTGAAACGCCTGAATCCGAAGCATTCAATTTTGAATGTGTGGGGGTTGAAAATGCCAACGACTACAAGGTTGTTTGATGAAAAGAACATTTTGCGGACCTTAGCAAAATGTTTATCAAATATAAAGGTGGGAAAATATTTTGAATTACACTGATTTTATATCCTCAAACGGATACATATGCACTGAATCTGAGTTTGAAATTGCTAAGGCACACGCTAAGAACAAGTTGGCGGTTATTATCAGCCGATTTGGTGATGCAAACGGTGAACGCCTTGAGGATTATTACCTTGAACAGCTTATCAGGGAAGAACTCAGAGCTGAAAGAGTATCAAAGGCGTTGTTTGAAATGCAACTTGCAGGCAAAGAGAAATCCCGCATTGCTTAGGAACAGCAACACGGGATTAAACAAAAAGAAATTTAAACAAGCTCATTATATCATATTGAATCGAAAAATCAATAGTTAGGAGATATTAAAATGTGCGAAGTATGCAGAAGCACTCCGTGTAATCCGATGTGCCCAAACGCACCGCAAGTACTGGTAATGGGGCATTGCAGAGCGTGCAACGCAGAACTCAGATATGATTATACATATTTCAGAGATACAAATGATGATATTTTCTGTTCTCGTGAATGTGCCGAACTTTTTCACGGCATTACCGAGGAAGAATGGTCAATAGATTAAGGAGGTAACATAAAATGACCAAAATTACAGAACCCGTTAATTTGCTTGAAACTGCTGATATGGAAGAAGTAAAAAATCTGTCAACAGTTAATGATGCAGAACCTGATTCAACCGATTTAATTCAGGTAGCTCAGATTCCTGTCATTATCGAGAATCTCAAGCTGGTTAAATCTGAAATTGAGAAAAAGGTAAACACTGCCTGCAAAATGATATGTACAGACGAAAACTACAAGGAAATCAAGAAGTTGCGTTCATCGCTTAATAAGGAATTTGCGGAATTTGAAACTCGCCGAAAAGCGGTTAAATCGGAAATAATAACACCTTATGAGGCTTTTGAAACAGTTTACAAAGATTGCGTGTTATTGCCTTATAAGAAAGCTGATTCCGCCCTTAAAGGTAAGGTTGACACCATTGAGCAGGGTCTTAAACAGGAAAAGTACGAAAAATCAAAAAGCTATTTTGATGAGTATTCAAAATCACTCGGTATTGATTTTGTGGCATATGAGCAAGTTAGTTTAAACATTACTATGAGCGTATCTCTCAAAAAGCTTAAAGAAACTATAAAATCTAACCTTGACAAGATTATGGATGACTTAAAGCTTATCGCAACGCAGGAGCACAAGGACGAAATCCTGTACGAGTATAAGCGGTCTTTGAATGTATCGGTTGCAATAACTTCCGTAACCGAGAGGTACAAGGCTATTGAAGAAGAAAAAGCAAGGGCAGAAGCCGAAAGAGCAGAGCGTGAAAAAGCCGAGCAGGCTGTGAGCAACACTCTTGACGAATATGAACCGTTTGTTGCAAATGTGCCTGAAGAAGTTGCTCCTCCGGTTGAAGAAATATCAGAACAGCCACAGCAAGATGAAAAAGTTCTGTCATTGTCATTCAAGGTTTACGGTACAAAATCACAGCTTAAAGATTTTGCACTCACTGTTAAGCAGTTAATCAACGAAAGGGGATTGCGCTATGAGTAATTATAATAATCAAAACAATCAGATTCAGCAGAGAAAGCCGAAGTTTTCGTCAATGCTCCAGACACAGGCTTTTCAGAAAAGTCTTTCAAACTCAATGAAAGACCCGAAGGAAATTCAGAAATTTACGGCGGCTATCACATCTGTGGTGAGTACAAATCCTGCACTCGAAGAATGCGATGCAGCTACAATTCTTTCGGCGGCTCTTTGCGGTCACTCTCTCGGACTTCCTCCGTCACCACAGCTCGGTCAGTATTATATGGTCCCGTTTAAGGACAGAAAGAATAAGCGTACAACAGCTACATTTGTTCTTGGCTATCGTGGATACATACAGCTCGCTATTCGTAGTGGTCAGTATAAAAGACTTAATGTTGTAGAAGTAAAAGAGGGCGAACTACTTAACTGGGATCCACTCACCGAGGAAATAGCAATTAAAATGATTGAAGATGAAACAGAGCGTGAATCTGCCGAAACTATCGGATACTATGCTTATTTTCGCTATGTAAATGGCTTTGAAAAGGCTCTTTACTGGAGTAAGAATAAGATGAAACAGCACGCATTAAAGTATTCAGCCGGATATGCAAGCGATGTCAATAAGGGTACAAGTTACACTTTTTGGGCAAAGGATTTTGATGCTATGGCAAAAAAGACAATGCTCAGACAGCTTATAAGCAAATGGGGTATTATGAGTGTTGAAATGCAGACAGCATATGAAGCTGATAATCATATTATCAATGCTGACGGAACTCCCGATTATGACACCGATACCATAATTGATGCAGAAGTTCCTGCTGAAACACCTGAAATTTACAATTCATCTTCATCTGAACCGGATGAAGAACAGTTCTCTATTGATGATCTTGCAGAATGAAATGATTGATTTAGAGATAATAAGCACAGGCTCTAAGGGCAACGCAGTCTTTCTTGACGGTCAGGTCTTGATTGACTGCGGAGTGCCGTTCAGCAAACTTGTTGAGTGTGAAGTGGTTGACCGAGTTAAATATGTTTTTTTAACTCATCAACACGGAGACCATTGTAATGTTGCTACTCTAAAGCGACTGCTGTCCGAACACCCTTGTATTCGGATAATTTACCCCAATTATCTTTGCAAAAAGCTTTTTTTATTAGGTGATACCTCCTTTCAATACAATTCTTTCATAGTCGCTCAGGATAAATGGTACTCAATCAGCAATATTACTTTTTCAGCAGTACCACTTCGGCATGATGTTCCTAATATCGGCTGGAAGTTACACTTCAACACTCAACAGGGGATATATAAAGTTATATACGCAACTGATACATCGGAAATCGCTCATATAACAGCTAAGAACTACGATTTGTATCTTGTAGAAGCTAACTACTCAAAAACAGAATTACTTAATCGAATAAAAGATAAACGATTGAAAGGTCAATATGTGTACGAAGATAGAGTTCTTCGTACACATTTGAGCAAAGAAAAGTGCGATGAATGGTTGTATCAAAATATGGGTAATAACAGTTTCTTCGTTTATATGCACCAACACGAGGACTTAGTATGATTACATCAGCGAACATAGTATCTTATGACGGATATAACTTAATAGTAAGACCGCATGAGCGTATCGGCAGAGAACTTGCACAGAAACAAGTACATGAAATTGAACTCAGAATTGTTGACGGACGCACGATTTCTGCCGAACAGCGAAGAAAAATATACGCAATCATCAGAGATATAGCATTTTGGTGCGGAGATAATCCCGAATGGATTAAAGAATATTTCAAGTTTAATTTTTGCGGTGAATTTGGCATTGAATACTTTTCGCTGTCTGATTGCGAAAAAAGCGTAGCAAGAGATTTCATAAGCTATCTGATAGATTTTTGTTTCTACCAAAATATCGGAACAAGAGATACTCTGCTTAATGTTACAGATGATATAGGCAGATACTTGTACAGTTGTCTTGAAAATCGTAAGTGTGCAATATGCAATGCACTAGGTGAAGTTCATCATGTTGACAGAATTGGTATGGGGCGAGATAGGGAACAGATTGTACATATAGGATTAAAAGCTATATGCCTTTGCAGAAAGCACCACGATGAAGCACATCGGCACGAAAAAGAGCTGTTTGATAAGTACAAAATCTACGGTATAGAGCTTGATGAATATCTTTGTACAAAGCTGAAACTTAATACAAAAAGAAAGAGGTGATACAGTGAATGGCTGGACAACCAAAGCGAGGGCTTGACTTTGCGGCTTGGGATGTTCACTTGTTCGATGATGATGAGAGATTTGATGTGCTTATTGATGCACAGGGTTGGGACGGCTTTGGAGTATTTTTTTGGATTTGTACCAAAGCTTATGCAACAAATGGTTACTATTATGAGTGGCGAGAAGAAACCAGTGCTGCCACGATAGCGAAACGAATGAGCGGTGGAATTAAATCAGATACGGTAAATCAGGTAGTTAAGCTTTGCTTACGAATTGGGCTGTTTGATAACGGGCTGTTTGATAGGGAGAGCATACTGACCAACAAAATGATGCAAGAACGATATATGTACGCTATCGAAAAACGCTCCGTGCGAGGTCGCACAATAAATAGATTATATTGGCTTTTGAAAACGGAAGAAACAAAGGCTTATATAGTTATACCTGAAAATGAGCATAATCTCTCCGAGAATGAACATAATCTCTCCGAGAATGGCACAAAGAAAAGTAAAGTAAAGGAAAGTAAAGTAAATAGAAATAATTATTATGCGATGCCGTCTGCAAATGCAGCCGACACCGCCGGTGAAAATATTTTTATTACATTACCCTTGAACGATAAGAGTAATTATTCAGTTTCAAAATCTGATGTTCAGCACTACAAAATTTTGTATCCTGCTGTTGATGTAGAACAACAATTGCGTTCGATGTTGGGGTGGCTCGAAGCTAATCCGAGCAGGAGAAAAACAAGAACCGGCATTAAAGGGTTCATTACTAAATGGCTTAATAAGGTCCAAGACAGAGGAGGTGTAGGATATGGATTCAATCCAAGCGATAATGTCAAGAATAATGTCACCACAGAGAGCGGAGGAAATTATCCAACGGGCGAGAAAGTCTTCTAAAGAACTCACTCCGAGAGAAAGAGCCGAACAAGAAGCAAAAGTGTTTAACTCAACACCCGGTAAGCTCATTGGCTATGAGTGCGAGAAATGTATGAACCGAGGCTATATTTACCGTGTAAAGGCAGGCGAAACGCCTTTCGGGCAGGTTACATATGATGTGGTTGCTTGCAAATGTGATTGTATGAAAATTCGAGATGAACTTCACAGAATGCAGAACAGCGGTCTTCAAAAACTTCTTAAACGATATACTTTTGAAAGTTACAAGACAACCTCAGATTGGCAGAAATATGTGAAAGATAAAGCATATGAGTACATTGACAAATGCTCCGATTGGTTCTTCTTCGGCGGTCAGCCCGGTTGTGGAAAGACACATATATGTACGGCTATTGTCGGAGCATTACTCAAAAAAGGCAAAGCACCTAAATATATGCTTTGGCAGGATGATATTACCAAAATCAAGCAGGCATCGAGTAATTTAGAGGTGTATGAAGCTCTCATAAATTCATATAAGCAATCGGAAATTCTTTACATTGATGATTTCTTTAAAACTCGCAGGGGCGATTTTGTCTCAACAGCTGATGTCAATGCTACATTTAAGATTATCAATTACAGATACAATGAAGGATTGCCGACTATCATAACATCTGAATTATCACTTGAACAGATTTCGCAGATTGATGAGGCTTTAGGCAGTAGAATTTCAGAAATGGCTAATCCGAAAATTTTTATTAAAGCCGATAAAAATAAGAATTACCGTTTTACGAGAGGAAATGAAAATGATGTCTGAAGCACAGGAGCAATGTAAACTCATTAAATGGGCGGATAAATGTGTGCAAATGAAAATACATCCTGAACTTTCAATGCTGTACGCTGTTCCAAATGGTGGCAGAAGAGATAAAGCCGAAGCCGCACATCTTAAAAGGCAAGGAGTTAGGGCAGGTGTTCCGGATTTATGCCTTGCTGTGCCAAAAGGTAAATATCACGGCTTATATATTGAGCTTAAAGTCGGCAACAATAAGACTTCTGAACATCAGGATAAATGGTTGCAGAATCTTTCACGGTGCGGATACGCCGTAAAGGTATGTTATGGCAGTACATCAGCAAAGCAGACAATTGAAAAATATCTGCAATTGGGTGATTGATTATGAAATTGCAGGTTTGTCGAAAGTGTAAACACGAATATCATCCATGTAGCATACGGAAATGCCCGTACTCTGAAAAAGGTTTGTACATCTACGTTTACTGCTGTAAGCACTGTAGGTTTTGCAAGCCCGTAAGCACAGGCTTTGTCTGTGAATTTGAAAGGAGAGAAAGCATTGAAAGTGAGAATACCCGTTAAGCTGAAAAGAGAAGCTATGGCGGAGATTAACCGCCTTGCCGACAGGGAATATCATAAAGTCAAGGACAAGGAAATTGCGGACGCCACAAGGCGAATTTTTAAGACGATTGTATTTGCCTTGCATAAGGATTTCGGTTTTGGTCGTGACAGATGTGCAAAGGCTTTGAAGTCGATGACCGAGATAATTGAACATTCCGACACTGACGAAGTGTTTTGGGAGCATATCGACAGGGTTGTCATCGACAAGCTGAAACTTGAATTTGACAAACGAGATTACACCGACAACGGAAAAGTTGTTAATTTTGAAGGAGACGAAGAAAATGACAAAAGAAAGAATCGCTAAATTCTGCGAGAAATTTAACACACACAAAGCAACGCTTATTCAGGACACAGACCGTTACCTAATTATTGATTGGCGAAGGGCTGATGGAAGCGGAGATTATTATGTGAATTACATAGTAGATAAGAAAAGAGGTAGCTTAATAGTTAGCGGTGATTTGGGTGATAGCATTGCTACTTGGTATAATAAGATTAAGCCGTCAGATCTTAAAAATTATGTAAAAAATGATATTGGGTATTACATAAGCAAGATTCAAACAGCATCAGATTTGTTTTATTATGATGAAAAAAATGTTGTAGAGAGTATTAAATACAATCTTGAGGATTTTGATTCCGATGAAATAATATCTTCGTATAGCGAACATAGTTCGTGTTATATGGAATCGGAAGATGATGTCTGGGAAGAACTTGAACATGAAGTTTCAAACTGCATTTACGGCAACAAGTTTATACCGTCAGAATTGATTGTAGATTTTTGTTCTGAACTTGATACTGATTACTTTGAGTGGCTTTATGATTGTGGCAAACGAATACATCCTCGTGTTTATTTATGGGCAGAAGGATTTTATCGTGCATGTAATCAGCTTGGTATATAATGTGCAGAGGTAAGTAACGATGACAAACTTTGAAAAAATCAAATCAATGAGTATCGATGAAATGGCTCGGAGTTGTATGAGTTTTTTTGCCTGTCCGTATGGCACTCCGTATGTCGGTTGCGCTATGGAAGAGCGATTCAATAACAGCTGTATTGACTGCACAAAACATTGGCTTGAAAGTGAGGTAGATACGGATTGACAGCAAGAGAGATTAAGGACATCAACCGAGAGATTTCACGGCTCAGGGCGAAAATGGCACGGATTCAGGCTGAGGCGGACAACACTGCGGTGACGCTGGGTGAACGAATTGTTCCGTCAGGTCAGACATCCGACAGGGTGGGCAATGCGGTGGCGCAGATTGCCGATATTCAGCGTGATATTCAGAACCTTGAAATCCGCAGGAACTCGGCACTGAACAGCCTCTCACGGGATGATTTTGTGGAAAACTGCCTGTTTATGCACCTCGGCTTAAAATACAGCTGGGCGAAGATTGCAGTCGATACAGGCGGAATCAATACCCCCGACAACATAAGAAAAATGTGCAACCGCCACCATTGGTAAATTTGTCCGTTTTTCCGTTTTAGGTGCGGTATAATGTAAACTGAAGAAAGCAACAAAACGACATAGGCATTTATGTCCTCCTAAAATAAATCGCACAGACCGCTCTCGTTTGAGGGCGGTTTTGTGTTGTGAGGTGAAATTGATGTATAAAGACAAATGCGGTACAGGTTACGAAAATAGCACAAGAGCGATTTTTCAGGGTGCAGGAGAATATGACATCCCGATTATTGAGCCTACAAAAATTACAGAAAACAACTTTATCGGATTTAATGAAGTTTTGAGCAGTAAGCAGAACAACTGCGGTGTGCATTTCTTTTTGGACGATTACCAGTTCCAAAGATTATGGAATACACCCGACAGGTATATTGAGAGTCTACAAAAATTCAGTTGTGTATTATCGCCTGATTTCAGTCTTTACACTGATTATCCGACAGCGTTGCAGATTTATAACCACTATCGCAAGCATTGGATAGGTGCATATTTACAACTCTACGGCATTGAGGTAATACCTACAATTTGTTGGAGCGACGAAAAAAGTTTTGAATGGTGTTTTGACGGCGAGCCTTTGGGTGGTACGGTTGCCGTATCAAGTGTTGGAACGCAGAACCGTACGGAATCAAAAGAACTGTTTTTGAAAGGTTACAAAGAAATGATTGAACGCTTACAGCCTGAAACAATTATCTTCTACGGCAGAGTCCCCGAAGAATGTATGGGAAACATCATCAACATCAAATCGTTTCAGGAAAAAATTCAGGAGGTCAAAATAATGGGCGGAAGAGGCTCTTCAAGCGGTATAAGTGATAAGGGAAAGAAGTACGGTACAGAATATCACACAGTTGCTCAATTTGGTGAAATAAAAGTAATTCATATGAATGGTAATACTTCGATAAAAGCTCCTATGGAAACTATGACAAAAAATAGAGTGTATGCTACTCTTGACAAACAGAGCAACATCAAAAGTGTTACTTTTTATGACAACTACGGCGAAAGAATAAAACAAATTGACGTTAAAGGTAGACCTCATAATGGAATGATGCCACATACCCATTTGGGTTATGAACATAATGAAATTGGAGATCGTCAATTGACTGATAAAGAACAGAAATATGTAAGTGCATTATTGAATAAATGGGAAAGAAAAAGAAAACACTTGAATATTTAGAAATTTATTGATATAATATTATAAACGCAGGGGATAGTTTAAATAGGAAAACAGTTTTTACAGATTCCGGTGCAACTCCGGAAACCTGTGTTTAAAGACAGTACAGAAATGTGCTGTCTTTTCTTTTGCTTATTTTTAGAAAGGGCGGTGATACCGTGAAAGACAAATTAAATGCAAGACAGAGGAAGTTTGCGGAATATTATGCGCAGAGCGGTAACACCGTTCAGAGTGCGATACAGGCAGGATATTCAGAAAATTACGCAAATGCCAATGCCTGCAAATTGTTAGAGAATGTGAGAGTTGCAGAGTACATCAAGGAGCTTTCCGATAAGCTCAAGGACGAGCGCATTATGAGTGCAAAGGACAGACAGGTTGTTTTGTCCGACATTGCAAGGAATGACGGGCAGGACACCTCCGACAGAATCAGGGCGATTGACACGCTCAACAAGATGACGGGCGAATACACCGTTAAGGTTGACGCAAAGGTTGAGCAGTCCGAAAAGCTATCCGATGTGTTCAGGCAGTTGGGCGGTGAGGGACTGAGTGAGTAACAAATTCCCGTTGTCACAAAAGTATATCGACTTTATCAACACAACAAATGTGTCGGCTGAATTTCTTGAAGGAACTACAGCGTCTGGAAAAACTACCGTCGGAGCAGGCGTTAAGTTTATGCGAATGGTGTCGCAAAGTAAAAAGAAGATACACGCCATTGCCGCCAAAACTACGGGCAAGGCTGAGGAAACTATAATTCAACAGGACAACGGTATTCTCGACTTGCACCGCAACGCTGTCTATTGTGGTAACGGCGACAAGGATTACAAGCTGCCGCATATCAAGTTTGAGAACAAAATTATCTATATTCTCGGTTACAGCAGTCGGGATAAGTGGGAAATGGTTCTCGGTGCGCAGTTTGGGTGCGTTTATATTGACGAAATCAACACTGCCGATATCGAGTTTATCCGAGAGATGTCAACCCGTAATGACTATATGCTTGCAACGCTGAATCCCGATGATCCGAGCCTGCCTGTGTATAAGGAGTTTGTCAACCGCTCCCGTCCTTTTAAAAAATATGAAAACGATGTTCCTCCCGAGATTACGGCGGAGCTTACCGAAGAACCTGTACCGAATTGGCGGTATTGGTTCTTTTCTTTTGCTGACAATTTAAGTCTTACGCCCGAACAGATTGAAAAGAAAAAGAACTCTGCACCGAAAGGTACAAAGCTCTATAAAAATAAAATCTTAGGTTTGCGAGGCAGAGCAACAGGTCTTGTGTTCCCGAATTTTGAGAGGGCAAGACATATCAAATCAAAAGAGTGGGCAGGAAAGTTTTTGAACTGTAACCGCAAGTCGGAACACTTTGTTCAGTTCACCGCAGGTCTTGATACCGCCTATTCGCAGAAGTCGCCTGACACTATCGCAATGACATTTTACGGCATTACCAATCACGGCAAGTGTGTTCAGCTTGATGAAAGAGTTTATAACAACGCTGAAATGCAAACACCTATTGCCCCGAGTGACACGGTGAAGAATTTTATTGATTTTCTTGACCGCAACCGTGATGAATGGGGCTTTGCACGCACGGCTTTTATTGACAGCGCCGACCAAGCGACTATTACCGAATTTCAAAAGTATAAGCGACAGCACGGCTGTGTCTATGACTTTGCAAATGCATGGAAGAAAACGAAGATTATCGACCGAATCAATCTTGTACTCGGCTGGCTTGCCACCGACTGTTATTTTGTGCTTGAACATTGTAAAAGCACGATTGCCGAGTTTGAAATTTACAGCTGGCGAGAGGATAAAGACAACACACCCGAGGACGGTCACGACCATTGCATTAACAGCGGTCAATATGCGTGGCTGCCGTTTAAAAATATTATTGGAAGTGAAATAAATGGGGCTGATTAACAGAATGGCTGAATCTATCAGATCGGGAATTAAAAACTTTTTGCAGATTACTCCTGCAAGCGACAAAACAATTACCGTCACCGAAACAAGCAATCATCTGACCGAGTGCTTTATCAATCGCATTTGGTATTGGGGCAACAGCAGACAGCTTGCGGAGCTGTACAGGCAGATTGATACAAACAAAACTATGTTTTGGGCGGCAAAAAGCACAAAGGGGCTTGAAATCCGTAAAATACACACGGGCTTGCCGGCACTCATCTGCGAAACGCTTGTGAATATCGTAATTGCCGACTACAACGGCACAGATGTTACAAGCAAAAATTCAACCGCTTATGCAGAGCGTTGGGAAGATATTGAAAAGCAGAACAAATTGTCCGACACGGTTAAGCAAATGCTCCGTGACCTATGTGTTGTCGGTGACGGTGCTTTTAAGGTCAGCTTTGACACGGCTGTATCAGATGTTCCGATTGTTGAATGGTATCCTGCCGAAAACATCGACTTTACATATGTGCGCGGCAGAATCCGAGAGGTTAAGTTTTACACCGATTACACGCAAAAACACCGCCGTTACCGTTTTGAAGAAACATACGGCTACGGCTATATTCACTATGCTTTGTACGATGACAACGGAAAAGAGATTGACCTGCACACGGTTGACGCTCTTTCGTGGATTGATTCAAAGGGCGTTACATTTGACGAATCATATATGTGGGCTGTACCTGTCCTTTACGGCAAATCATGCCACAAGGGCAGAGGTGCGGGCATTATCGGCATAAAAACAGACGCTTTCGACAGCCTTGATGAAGTGTGGTCACAGTGGATGGACGCACTCAGAGCCTGCCGAACAAAGCAGTATGTGCCTGATTGCCTTGTTCCGAGAAATCCCGAAACCTGTCAGCCGATATCGCCAAATCCGTTTGATAACCGATTTATCACCGTGGGCAACGATATGTCTGAAAACGGCAACGGCAACAGGATTTACACCGAAAGTCCGCAGATTCAGCACGAAAGCTATTTGAGTTCATACATTACTGCCCTCGACCTCTGCTTACAGGGCATTATATCGCCGTCAACTCTCGGCATTGATACGAAGAAGCTTGATAATGCAGACGCTCAGCGTGAAAAGGAAAAGACAACCCTTTACACAAGGCAGAACCTTGTGAAAATTACGCAGAACGCACTTCAAAGCCTTGTTGCAGTTGTACTCAATGCAGACGGTGAACTTAACGGCAAGGGTATTGTTGAGGGCTTGGAAGTATCCGTAAACTTCGGCGAATATGCAAATCCGAGCTTTGAAAGTCAGGTTGAAACTGTGTCAAAAGCAAGACAGGGCGGTTTGATGTCAGTTGAAACCTCGGTTGACGAGCTTTACGGCGACAGCAAGTCGGAGGATTGGAAAGCCGAAGAGGTGCAGAGAATTAAGGAAGAACAGGGCATTGCAGGCGAAGAAGAAAAATCGGAGCTTGACGATGTGGACCTTACCGACACGGGCAATGAACCCGATAAACCCGAAGATATCGCAAATCAGGACGATGACAGCAAATGAGTAAGCAATGAGTGATTACAACATTAAAGAGGCTTTTGAGAGAATTGAAAACGAGCTTATCGACAGCATGATGCGCAATTTCAGTCGTCACAGAGCCGAAGAAACCAAAGAGGGTTACAACTGGACACAATGGCAGGCTGAACAGCTCAAAAGTCTTGAAGAGTACCGTAAGCACAACGCAAAGAAATTCGGCAAGCGTTTCAAAACCATTAACAGCAAGGTTGAAGAGATGATTCGCACCGCCAAAGCTGACGGAAATGCAAGTCAGGAGGCAGAAATTCTTGAAGCTGTCAAGGACGGTTTCAAAGCCCCGAAAAAGCCGTCAGCACACAGCACAGCCGAGTTTTTTAAGGTGAATGACCGTAAACTTGACGCACTCATAAAATCGACCACAGACGATTTAAAGAGGGCAGAAACGGCAGTTTTGCGTATGAGCAACGACAAGTACCGCAAGGCGATTTTTAACGCACAGGTTGCAATGAACACGGGTGCGGTTACATACGAAAAGGCCGTTGATATAGCTTGCAAAGATATGCTCAACGCAGGTCTTAATTGTGTGGAATACAAGAACGGTGCAAGGCATACGCTCTCGGATTATGCGGATATGGCGGTTAAAACAGCCAACAAAAGAGCCTATCTGCGTGGTGAGGGCGAAAAGCGAGCCGAATGGGGAGTATCCCTCGTTGTTGTGAACTCAAGACAGGGCGGTTGCCCCGATTGTGCAAAATATATCGGCAAGGTGTTTATTGACGATGTTTATTCAAACGGCAAAAAGTCAGACGGAAACTATCCGCTTCTCTCAACCGCAATCAAGAACGGTTTGTTTCATCCGAGATGTAAGGACAGCACAAGTACATATTATCCCGAACTTGATGATTTGGACGCACCGTTGTCTGAAGATGAAATCAAAGAGCTTGACCGTCAGCGAGGAATTGAGGAAAAACAGCAGTATGCACAGCGACAGGCAGAACGCTTTGACCGCCGTGCCGAATACAGCCTCGATGAGGACAATAAACGAATAGCCCAAACCCGAGCCGATGAGTGGCACGATAGGGCGAATACGCTTGAAGAAAAGGCGAAACAATTCTCACTAAACACCAATGAACAGAAATATTACAGACCTGTTTTTGAAGAAGATATATCAAAAACTTTTGAACGCAAAATTGAGGGCGAAACAATTACAATTGATACCCACAAGGCAAATACATTGTGTGACAATGTTTATATTTCAGATAAGGTAAAGCTAAAACGAAAAGAACTTCATAATTTTGATATGCAAGTGAGAAAAGCGTTTGATATGCTCGGAGAGGTTGAAACAAGCGGAAAGCCTGAAATTTGTATTGTCACTCCCGAAGAAATGCGAGTAAATGCTATTGCTTCATATATGCCAATGCAAAATGTTCTAAATGTCAATTCAGCATACTTTTCAACAAGTGATTTGTCAGGCTTACAAGAAAACTTGGCTTGTCCGCAAGACAGATTGAGTACAATTCTGCACGAACTGATTCATTGGCAAGACGCTAAAAATTACAGAGCAAAATTCGGAAGTATTAACGATTATTTTGAATATTGCGATTACCTTAATAAAATTTATGCTCCAAAGGTTGAAAAATTGATAAATAACGGTTATAATATAGAGGATATAAGTGAGTATGCTTTTGAATGCTTAAAAGATAAAGCTATGGATGAAGTGTATAACGAGTACAGAGTCAGCAAACTTTTAGGGTGATGATGGTATGAGATTGATACAAACTGAAGAACAAAAATCTCTATGGAATGCGTTTAAGCCGTACCTTGTAACAAATGGTTTAAATGTCACTTTGCGTGAAGATGCTCCACAAGAAGCTAAAGATGCTGAAGCACTTTACAGTAAGCTTAGAGAGAAACAAAAAATGCAATATCTAAAAGATAGTGGCATAATCTAACCGCTCCGTAAAAAGGGCGGTTTTGTTATATGCAATTCACAAAAACAGCATAAAATTACGAATTGAGCATTTTATAATCGACAGCAATGTTGATTATAGGGTGCTTTTTGCATTTAAACCGGTCGAAATCGACCAGTTTAAAATATTGAAAAGGTGGTGACAGAATGAAAATCAGAGTAACAACAGCATTTAACGACAGGCAGAACGGTTATGTAACCCGACCTGTGAATGAAGTTTTTGAATGCTCCGAGCAGAGAGCAAAGGAACTCATTGACGGCGGTTTTGCAGAAGAGGTCAAGTCTGACGCTTCCAAAAAGCCGAGAACCAAAGCAGTTAAAACAGAAAAAACAGAAAAAGCGGATTAAGCACTTTACGAATATGTAAGGTGCTTTTTTATTGTCCGAAGACATTAAACTACGGGAGACACCGTGCAAAACTGAAACAGAGAGACACTCTATAAACTGATTACGGGAGACACCCGAAAAACTGAAAGGATATGAAAAAAATGGCAGAACCAAATCCAACACCAACTCCCAATGAACCGACACCTGCACCGCAGGGAACGCCGCAGGGGAACGCTCCTGCCTTTGATTACGACAAGCTCGCAAGCCTTATTACAGGCAAACAGAGCGTGACAGAGGACACCGTTTTGAAGTCATATTTTAAGGAACAGGGATTGTCAGCCGATGAGATGAAAGAGGCTATCGGTGCTTTTAAAAAGCAGAAAGCCGAGAACACTCCCGACTTTGCAAAAATGCAGTCGGAAGTTGAATCTGCAAACAACGCAAAGCTCACGGCAGAAGTCAACCAATCGGCAACCCTCGAAGCCGTAAAACAGGGCGTTGACATTGCAACCGTTCCGTATGTGCTTAAAATTGCAGACTTTTCAAAGGCTGTGACAGACGGCAAGGTCAATGCGGAAAAGCTGACAGAGGCTGTTAAAAAGGTGCTTGACGATATTCCCGCACTCAAGGGCAAACCTGCCGAGAACGGCACAGGAGTTAAGAAAATCGGCGGTGACGGCAACGGTACATCAGACGGTACTAAGCCAAATTCAAGCGTTCCGACAAAGAAATGGAACAGATTTAATATTTAAGAAAGGATAATTTAACTATGGCAAACACAAATAACTATGCCGAGCAGTTCAGCCCTGATCTGCTCGAAATTCTTGTTCAGGGCACACTTACATCACCATTCATCACTTCAAATGTAAAGTGGGTTGGCGCAAGAACTTTCCACTTCACACAGATGAGCACATC